AGCAGACGATCCCGACGAAGCTTGCGGAGAGGTCGTTTCAAAAATACAGTCCACTATATTAAAAGAACGCTCTACGATGAAGCTTAAAGCTAAGCTTACTAAGATATTAGACTCGATTAGGTTCTTAAAGATAAGAAGGTCAACAACAAGAGGCGTATGAGAAACTACGACGATCCTATATATTCTGACTGGCGTAAAAAAGTATACAAAAGAGACTCTCACAGGTGTCAGATGCCGGGATGCAAATCGCGATTTAGAATAAACGCGCATCATATTAAAAGATGGTCAGACGCACCATACTTGCGATATGATGTAGATAATGGCATAACTTTATGCTCTAAGTGTCATAAGCAAATTACTGGACATGAAACACATTACGAAGTGTTATTTATGCAAATAGTGAGAGAAAATGGGTCATAAAATATTAATAGACACGAGAGAGAAGCAAGGCTGGAACTTCGAGGGTTTTGAGAAGTGTGAGGCTCAGGAAGTCATTGGACTGAAAACGGGCGACTATACTCTGGAAGGCTTGGAAACGAGCCTATGTATCGAGCGTAAGGCAAGTACGGGAGAAGTTGCTTTGAATCTCGGCAAGAAACGAAAGACGTTTGAGGCAGAGATGGAGAGGGCGTCTCAGTTCCGCTGGGCATATGTCATATGTGAGTTCTCCATAGACGATCTCATGAACTTCCCGCAAAATTCTGGTATACCAAAATCTAAATGGCCTTATATCCGTATGAATGGCAGGTATATGTGGCGTAAGTTCTGCGAATATCAAGAAGAGTACGGAGTTCAAATAATTTTCTGCGGTAGTAGAGAAGAGGCTCAGCAGCGCGTCATGAGAATATTCGACGAAGTCACGGAGATACTAATACGTGAAGACCGAGAATAACTTAATAACGTCAATATCTGATGCTTGGTTAAACATTGACGTAAATGATTCAGAAATAGTAAGCCCCTTTTCTCTACAGACTGAGCATGATTTTCATACCAAACTAACATGGTTATTAACGAACCCTGATTACTTTTCTTTCACCTGCAAAGAAATATTTAACGTCGAGCTGCTCCCTACACAAGCATTAATGCTTAAGGAGATGTGGACGCGCAAGTTTCCAATGCTCATAGCGAGTCGTGGTTTTGGTAAATCTTTCACTCTATCGTTATATGCAATGATGAGAGCTTTACTAATGCCCGGAAGAAAGATTGTTATTGTTGGTGCTGCCTTTAGACAGTCTAAAGTTCTGTTTGAGTATATGGATACTATATGGAGAAATGCACCCATCTTAAGAGATATCCTTGGTGGTAGTAGTGGTCCTAGACGAGACGTAGATAGATGCAGGATGATACTTGGGGATAGTGTTGTCACCTGCCTACCTCTTGGTGATGGTAGTAAAATTCGTGGTCAACGTGCTAACGATATCATTGCTGACGAGTTTGCATCTATACCTCGTGAAATATTTGAAAACGTTGTTGCTGGTTTTGCTGCTGTTAGTGCCTCTCCTGTAGAAAATGTCAAAAGAATAGCTTCACAGAAAAAAGCTGTTGAGATGGGAGAAAGAACAGAAGAACAAGTTAGAGAAGAAGAAAAAGAAGACGTTACTGCCAACCAAATTATACTTTCAGGTACAGCTTACTATGACTTCAATCATTTTTCTGAATACTGGAAGAAATGGAAACAGATAATCAATAGTCGAGGCGAAGAAAGAAAACTCGCTGAGATATTTGGAGATGGAGCTATTCCAAAAGGTTTTGACTGGACTCAATATTCAATTATACGTATTCCTTTTGAACTTTTACCTGAAGGCTTCATGGATGCTGCTCAGGTTGCTCGCTCAAAGGCCACAGTTCACTCAGGAATCTATCAAATGGAGTTTGGGGCATGTTTTTCCACAGATAGCAACGGGTTCTTTAAACGCTCTCTCATTGAGTCCTGCGTGGCATCTCCAGAAAACCCAATCAGCCTTCCTAGCGGCGAAGTTAACTTTCAGGCAACTACAGTAGGTAATCCTAACGCTAGATACGTCTATGGGATTGATCCAGCCTCCGAAGTTGACAACTTTTCTATTATCGTTCTTGAATTACATGAGGAACATCGTAGAGTCGTTTACTCTTGGACAACAAATAGAAGCAGGCACAAAGAACAATTAAAAGCTGGCTTAGTTAGTGAAACAGACTTCTACTCTTATTGTGCTAGAAAAATAAGAGATCTAATGAAAGTTTTTCCTTGTGATGAAATAGCATTAGACGCTCAAGGTGGCGGTATAGCCGTTATGGAAGCTTTGCATGATAAAGATAAAATTAAAGAAGGTGAAGTAGCTATATGGCCTACTATAGATGAGAAAAAAGAAAAAGACACAGATGGTGAGCCGGGATTACATATTGTTGAACTTATACAGTTTGCTAAGGCAGACTGGGTAGCAGAAGCCAATCATGGATTAAGAAAAGACTTTGAAGACAAAGCTGTACTATTCCCTTACTTTGATGCTGCAACTATTGGCTTAGCTATATCAGATGATAAGATACAAAATCGCGTATACGATACACTAGAAGATTGCGTCATGGAAATAGAAGAACTAAAAGATGAGTTATCTATGATCATTATGTCGCAGACACCTTCCGGTAGAGATAAATGGGATACGCCAGAAGTAAAACTTCCCGGAGGTAGAAAAGATAGACTACGCAAAGACCGCTACTCATCTTTAATTATGGCTAACTGGTCTGCTAGGCGTATGCAAAGAAGGCCTGTTCAAGTCCCATATGAATCTATTGGTGGGTTTGCCGGAGTAAGCAAGGGAGGCTCAGGGCCAGACTTCGTTGGGCCAGCATGGTTTACCGAAGGAATGAAAGATGTTTACTAATTTGGTGTATAATCATATTGATGATTAAATCAATTCAATAACATTCCAATTGAGGTATCAGATGAGCGATTTAAATAACTCTGAAAAGGCAAAAGCTTTTGTAACTTGGGAGACAGAAGAAGAAAAAGCACAGGCATTTGCTGAGATAGCTCAAAACCATGAACACTACGATGGGGTGCAAAAAGCTTCAGCATATAGTCGTAGATCCTTCATAGACATAGAACCAAATAGATCTGTTAGAACTGGTTTTACTCGTCAGGATTACGATAGGTTCAGACAAGCCGAAGCTGTACCTAAGAGGCAAAAAGAAGCCATTAGAATGTGTATGGCTGCTTATGACAAAGTGGGAATCATTCGTAATGTAATTGATTTGATGGGCGACTTTGCCGCTCAAGGGATAACTATAGTTCACCCAAACAAAAGAATAGAAAAATTCTACAGAAAATGGTTTGAAAAAGTAGGCGGAACAGAAAGATCAGAAAGGTTTCTGAATACTCTCTATAGATGTGGAAATGTAGTGGTAAAAAGAAGAACCGCTAAGATAAACAAAAACATAGAGAACGATTTAAAGAAAAGCTTAGGCAAGCCTGATGTTACTATTGATAAGCTCATGGTTGACAGAAGGGTCGTTCCTTGGAAGTATGATTTTCTTAACCCGTTGAGCGTAG